TTACTCTGCAGGTGAAGTCGGCCACTCAATATCAGGTGCGGTTGATGTATCAACACGGTTCAGCAACACCCGATACTTCTTCCAGGCTTCCAGCAACGAGTTTTCTTCCTCCGTTGCGATCTCCAGATCTACAGCATCCTGAAGTGGCGCAATATGCTCACTGAATTCCTGGATGTAGAACTGTGTGGTGACGGTCTTCCAGCCATTCGGCTCCTGCTGTATCGAAGCATACCAGGCTATTTCAATATCGCTATGCTGCGGCAGCATTTAACCCCTTGTAATTCATCGCCATAATTGATTTAATTCATAAACAAAACTATAACATGGTGAAACTAATGAAAAAAAACACACATGATGGGGCTAAAATTTACACACCACTTACCCTAAAGCTTTATGACTGGTGGGTTTTGGGAGTATCAAATCGTCTTGCATGGGGATGTCCTACAAAGGAACACCTTCTTCCACACTTTCTGGAACATTTAGGTAACAACCATCTGGATATTGGTGTTGGAACTGGGTTTTACCTTACTCACGTACCTGAGAGTAGTCTGATATCTTTAATGGATTTGAACGAAGCTAGCCTGAACGCGGCATCTACAAGGGCTGGGGAATCAAAAATTAAACATAAAATTAGCCATGATGTTTTTGAACCTTATCCCGCGGCGTTACATGGTCAATTTGATTCCATTTCCATGTTTTACCTTCTTCACTGCCTGCCTGGAAATATATCTACAAAAAGCTGTGTAATACGCAATGCTGCGCAGGCCTTAACTGACGATGGAACTCTATACGGAGCCACAATTCTTGGCGATGGAGTTGTGCACAATAGCTTCGGTCAAAAACTGATGCGCATTTACAATCAGAAAGGCATCTTTTCAAACACAAAAGATTCCGAAGAAGGCTTAACACATATACTCTCAGAGCATTTCGAGAATGTTAAAACCAAGGTTCAAGGTACTGTAGTAATGTTTTCCGCTTCAGGGAAAAAATAGCATCCAACCGCAGCACGTTCTTGCTTAAGACGTGCTGCGGCATAATCCCAATGATTACTCCCTGACAGGGTTCGTAGGCCACTCAATATCAGGTGCAGTTGATGTATCAACACGGTTCAGCAACACCCGATACTTTTTCCAGGCTTCCACCACCAGCACGACAAGATGCCGCATACAGTGACCCAGTCAGTCCAGTTTCCAGACAACTAGTGCGTCACCTTTTTGAAGGCGCTTTAAAGCACGTTTTAATCCAGGTCGGCCTGTCCTTGTTCCGCTTAATTTATCTTCAAATATTTGTTCACATCCTGCACAAACAAGAGCGTTTCGTTGCAGGTCTGTATTCTGGTCATTTGTTGATACCCTTACATAGCCAATCAGCACGCTGAATCTCCCGTCCAAAAGCACAAATCATGCCATGCAGGCCAGAAACGGCCATTATCTAAAACCTCGGTTTACAGGAAACGGTAAACAGGGCCAGGAACGCCGTGCAAAAGAATGGCGATACCTTGTCCGGTGGGCTTACTTTTGCAAACGACTCAATCCTTGCCTGGATTAGAAATACTGACTGGGCGAAGATTGGATTTAAAAATGATGCCGACAGCGATACTGATTCATACATGTGGTTTGAAACAGGCGACAACGGCAATGAATATTTCAAATGGAGAAGCCGCCATGGCACCACAACAAAAGACCTGATGAATCTTAAATGGGGTGCTTTGTATGTTCTTGTTAAAGCCCTTTTCGGCAGTGAAGTAAAAATATCGACAGTCAATGCACTGAGGATTTTTAATTCATCCTTTGGTGCTATTTTTCGCCGTTCTGAAGAACACCTGCATATCATCCCTACACGAGAAAATGAGGGTGAAAATGGAGATATTGGGCCATTAAGGCCATTCAACATCAACTTAAGAACAGGAGTTGTGTCTGTTGGTAATGGTGCCAGGATTGATGGCGGGCTGGCACTTGGCACGAATAACGCGTTGGGTGGGAACTCAATTGTTCTTGGTGATAATGATACCGGATTTAAACAGAATGGTGATGGTATTCTTGATGTTTACGCTAATAGTCAGCGAGTATTCCGCTTTCAGAATGGAGTGGCTATTGCTTTTAAAAACATTCAGGCAGGTGATAGTAAAAAATTCTCGCTATCCAGCTCCAACAACTCCACGAAGAACGTAGGGTTTAATTTATGGGGCACTTCATCAAGACCAACTGTTGCAGAGCTTGGTGATGATTCAGGCTGGCATTTCTATAGTCAGCGAAATACAGATAACTCAGTAACATTTGCTGTTAACGGTCAGATACAGCCCAGCAACTGGGGGAATTTTGATTCCCGCTATGTGAAAGATGTTCGCCTGGGTACGCGTGTTGTTCAATTGATGGCGCGTGGTGGTCGTTATGAAAAAGCCGGACACGCAATTACCGGATTAAGAATCATTGGTGAAGTAGATGGCGATGATGAAGCCATCTTCAGGCCAATACAAAAATACATCAATGGCACATGGTATAACGTCGTACAGGTGTAATTTATGCAGCATTTAAAAAATATTAAGTCTGGAAATCCAAAAACAAAAGAACAATATCAGCTAACAAAGAATTTTGATGTTATCTGGTTATATACAGAAGACGGTAAAAACTGGTATGAGGAAGTGAAAAACTTTCAGCCAGACACAATAAAGATTGTTTACGATGCAAATAATATTATTGTCGCCATCACCAAAGATGCCTCCACGCTTAACCCTGAAGGTTATAGCGTCGTTGAGGTTCCAGATATTACAGCCAACCGCCGCGCTGATGATTCCGGTAAGTGGATGTTTAGGGACGGAGCTGTGGTTAAACGGATTTATACGGCAGACGAGCAACAACAACAGGCCGAATCACAAAAGGCCGCATTGCTTTCCGAAGCTGAATCAGTCATCCAACCGCTGGAACGCGCTGTCAGGCTGAATATGGCAACAGACGAGGAACGCACACGACTGGAAGCATGGGAACGCTACAGTGTTCTGGTCAGCCGTGTGGATACGGCAAATCCTGAATGGCCACAAAAACCAGAGTAAAAATTAAGGCCCGATGTCCAGACCTGACTATCGCCACCAATATTCAGCCATGAGCTATATGCGCGGCAGGCACCAATATTTTTGGTGAAGGTATCTTTTCCTGGAATATCTGCGCCGTTCTGGTTTTTCTGTAATGCGCCAGAAGCCTGACTTACCGTTTCCTGTAAACCGAGGTATTCGATAACAGCGGCAACGGTCGATTTCGCAAGAATATCCCGCCCGACTTTTGTCAGGGTTGCCAGGCTGGCGACATCATTCCCCGTAAAATACGGAAACCTGTCTGCCGCAGTAGCAAGCCCGGCCAGCGCCGTCAGGGTGGCATCTTTCGGTTGCTTACCCGCAAGCGCGTTAGTCATGGTGGTCGCAAAATTCGGGTCGTTTCCCAGCGCCGCCGCCAGCTCGTTCAGCGTATTCAGTGCGTCAGGCGACGAGTCTACAAGTGCGGCAATCGCGGCCATCACATAAGCCGTGCTTGCGATCTGAGTATTATTAGTCCCTTTTGGCGCAGTTGGCGTTGTTGGCGTTCCGGTCAGCGCAGGACTGTTTAAAGGCGCTTTCTTGTTCGTTTCATCCATTACCGCCTTAACCGCTTTTGGTGTCGCAGCCAGCGTTTCAGACGGGCTGTTAGTGGCGCTACTGAGCTGAACTATCCCTTTTCGTGCCGTCGTTGCATCCTGAGCGGTATATTTTGCGTTAGCAAGGTCATATGCTGCCTTTACTGCCTTTGGTGTTGCCGCCAGTGACTCGGAAGTGCTGTTGGTCGCACTGCTGAGCTGAACCACACCTTTTTTCGTCGTGCTCGCATCTTCCAGAGATACGGCATCAGCAATATCCTCTGCCCGTTTTGCTGCTGTTTCGGCACGCGTTGCCGCGGATTCAGCAGCAACTTTGCTCTGAGATGCAGCCGTCGCACTGCCTGCCGCCTCTGATGCTTTCGTTGTTGCTGTCGTGGCACTACCTTTCGCTGCTGACGCTTGTCTGGTCGCCTCATCTTTTGAAGCAGACGCAGATGATGCCGATGACGCCGCTGAACCAGCGGACGATGCGGCTGCCGCCTTAGAGGAAGCAGCATTGTCTGCTGAAGTCTTTGCATTTGTTTCAGAGGTTTTTGCTGCAGAAGCAGACCTCGCTGCTGCAGTGGCTTGCTTAGTGGCTTCGCCAGCCTTCGTTGTGGCTGTTGAAGCGGATGATGCGGCGCTTTCTGCCGATTTTCCGGCGGCGGTGGCACTGGCTGAGGCCTGCCCGGCACTTGTTGACGCGGCACTGGCCGACGATGCAGCCGCTGTTTTTGAACCTGCCGCAGCTGAGGCACTCTGTGCTGCTGCCGTTTCAGAAGACTTAGCGTTTGTCTCAGACGTCTTTGCCGCCTTCGCGGAATTTCCTGCCGCCGTTGCCGAGGAAGCTGCACTACTGGCACTTGATGATGCATTCGTTTCTGATGATTTCGCTGCCTCTTTTGAGGCCGCCGCCCCCCGTGCCGAGGTGGCAGCTTCTGACGCCTTCGTGGTCGCTGTGGATGCAGAAGTGGCTGCCGATTTTTGTGATGCTGCGGCATTCGTTTCTGACGTTTTCGCGGCACTGGCGCTGGTAGCTGCCGCGCTTTTTGATGACTCTGCAGCAGCAGCACTTTTCGCTGCTTCACTGGCCTTTGTCGATGCCGTTCCTGCGCTGGAAGACGCTGACTGAGCCGACGACGCGGCCTGTCCGGCTGACGTGCTGGCTGCGCGTGCTGAGCCTGCAGCATCAGTCGCATGGGTTGCCGCCTCACGGGCTGATGTGCTGGCATCACTGGCTGACTTCTTCGCGGCTGCCGTGTTCTGTGCCACTGCGGACGCGTTACGCGCCACCTCTTCCACCATCAGTTCAAAACGGCGCAGTGCCTCCGGACGGGCATCATCCTCCGTCATGGCACCGAGAAAATCATTCAGCGTACCGGGTCGGGAATCTTCATACACGGTGATGGTCCCGGCATGTGACGGCGGGAATCCGGAACGATACCGACGCCGGATCGCCCTGCTGTCCCCATGCATTTACTGCCCGGACTGTCAGCCTGTAGTTCCCCAGAGCCAGTTGTGTGAAGCGGTAAGTGGTTTCCGTCGTCCGGGCCGTGCTGACCAGCCGCTCACTGCCGTCATCCGCTGCCACGGTCAGGCGAAGCATAAAGCTCACCCCCTTCACCACCTTCGGCGTGTCCCAGCGGGCCAGCACCTGGTATTCCCCGCTGTCTGCGGTGACTTCGGCGGTCAGATGCTGCACTGCTGGCGGCGTGACACCATTCACCGTGCCGCTCTGGTTACCGTCAAAGTGCGCCCCGTTATCCACGATGGCTTCTTTCTCCGGTACATGCTGCACTGCAGTGATGGCATACGTACCGTCGTCGTTCTCACGGATACTCACACAGCGGAACAGGCGCTGGCGCAGCGTCGGCAGCTTCAGCCCCCACACGCTGTACTCGGCAACGCCGTCAGGAACCCGGCTCACTTTCACCTTCACGCCGTCGGTGATGGACTGGACCTCCACGCTGACCGGATTGCCACTTCCGTCAACCAGGCTTATCAGCGTGGTGCCGGAGGATGGCAGCGTGATTTCACGGTCGAGCGTCAGCGTCCGGGTCTGGCTGTTCACCGCCAGCACGCGCCCGCCGGTGCTGATACCGGCATAGTCATCATCGCAGATTTCAATGACATCGCCCGGTACATGGCGAAGCCCTTCGGCACCCACGCTGAAGTCCACGGTCTGCGTCTCCAGCAGTTCTGTTTTAATCAGCCACAGCCCGGCGCGGTGTGCCTGCCCCCGGCTGGTACAGCCAAAAGCATCCATCTTCGTGACGTTACGGCCGTAACGGGCAATGGCCTGCGTGTCCTCCACAAGCTCTGTCGCCGTCTCCCAGCCGTTGTTCGGGTCAATCCAGTTCACCTCAACGGCATTATGGCGGTCCTTCAGGGCGCTGAAGCTGTAGCGGAACGGCGCGCCATCATCCGGCATCACCACATTACTGCGGTTATAGGTCCACACCTTATCTGATGGTCGGTCCTGCACGAACGTCAGCGTCTGCCCGTTCCATACCGGCATACAGCGCATCGCCGAGCAGAAATCACTGAGCACATCCCACGCCTTGCGCTGTGTGGTCAGGTACGCATTACAGGTGATGCGCGGCTCCGTGCCGCCAAAGCCGTCCGGCACTGACTGGTCGCAGTACTGGCCGATAACATACAACGCCCATTTATCCACATCCGCCGCACCAAGACGTTTCCCCATGCCGTAGCGCGGATGGGTCAGCATATCCCACAGACACCAGGCCATGTTGTTGCTGTATGCCGGTTTAAACGTTCCGTCCCAGATACCGCTGTATTGCCGCGTCTGCGGGTTATAATTCGACGGCACCTGCAGAATACGCCCGCGCAGATGATAATTACGGCTCACCTGCTGGCTGCCGAACTGCTCCGAGTCCACCTGCACGCCGACCAGTACCGTGTTCGGGTAGCACTGTTTCACATCGATAATTTCGGTGTATGACGACCAGAGCGTTTTGTTCTGCAGCTGGTCTGTGGTGCTGTCCGGCGTCATCCTGCGCATCCGGATACTGAACGGGCGCGGCGGCAGGTTATCCACCACCACCGAGGCCAGATACTGTGAAGTGGTTTTACCCTTAATGGTGATGTCTTTTTCCGTCACCCAGCCACCGTTACGCTGGATCTGAACCAGCAGGCGGACTTCCGACGGATTCCTGTCCCCCTTTGAGGTGGTTTCCACCAGTGCCTGCACGCCGAAGGTAAAACGCAGTCGGTCAATGTTTGCCGACGTGATGGTCCGGGTGATCGGCGTGTCGTATTTCACTTCCGTACCCAGCACCGTCTCGGAGCCGGAGGATTCAAATCCCTCCGGCGGTGTCTGCTCCTGCTCACCGGCCCGGAACACCACCGTGACGCCGGATATATTGGTATTCCCCTCACTGTCCAGCACCGGCGTACTGTTCAGCAGCACGCTTTTTAATCCATCCACCGGACCTTCAACCGGCCCTTCGCTGATAGCATCGATCACACTCAGCAGCTGCGTGGACTTCAGGTTGTCCTTCGCTTCGCGCGGGGTATGCCCCTTACTGCTGCCTTTACCCATTCGTCATGCTCCATAAACGATAAAACCGCCCGGAGGCGGTTTCACATAAAACGTTTTTCATCAGCGACCAATCACCACAACCTGACCACCGTCCCCTTCGTCTGCCGTGCTGATCTCCTGAGAAACCACACGTGATCCCACGCGCATTTCACCGTACAGAACGGGCAGAACATTGCCCTAGGCAACCATGTTATCCAGTGAGGAGAAATAGGTGTTTTGTTTGCCGTTATCCGTTGTCTGTGTACGGGGAGTTCTGGCTTTCGGTGCCAGCATCTGGGCCACACCACCGAGCACCATACTGGCACCGAGAGAAAACAGGATGCCGGTCATACCACCGGCCCCAATGGCTGCCCCCCATGCTGCAAGGGTGGCTCCGGCAGTAAAGAATGATCCGGCAATGGCGGCTGCTCCCAGGACAATCTGGAATACGCCACCTGACTTGGCCCCGGCGACTCTGGGAACAATATGAATCACAGCGCCATCAGGCAGAGTCTCATGTAACTGCGCCGTCAACCCGGACGTGCTGACGTCCCGCCCGGCAATCCGTACCTGATACCAGCCATCGCTCAGTTTCTGACGAAACGCCGGGAGCTGTGTGGCCAGCGCCCGGATGGCTTCAGCCCCCGTTTTCACACGAAGGTCGATGCGGCGGCCAAATCGTTGTAAATCCCCGTAAAGGCAGATGCGTGCCATGCCCGGTGACGCCAGAGGGAGTGTGTGCGTCGCTGCCATTTTTCGGTATACCTCTCTCGTTTGCTCAGTTGTTCAGGAATATGGTGCAGCAGCTCGCCGTCACCACAGTAAATGGCGGCATGATTCGGCACCGATGAACCAAAACAGCACAGCAGCACATCGCCCGGCTGCGCCGCTGACAACGGCACCTGATACAGCCCTGTGGCCTCCAGATTATCCAGATAGAGATTCTGACCGTTACGCCACCAGTCATCCTCACGATGAAAATCCGGCATCTCAATCCCCGCCAGATGGTAAGCATCCCGGAACAGCGTGTAACAGTCCGTCACCCCGTGCTCAAAGCGCCGCCCGGTGAGATGCGGCACACAGCGGAATTTATGAATCGCCCCCCGGCAGACCAGCCACCACGGCAAATCACTCTGCACCTGCAACCGCCGGTCAGCCTCACTCAGCCAGGGCAGACCACCGGGGTGACTGTGGACCAGCGCCACAATCTCACCCTGCATTTCTGCCTGCAGCCAGTCCTCCGGAGCCATCCGGAAATAATCCTCCGGCTCACCGGAAATATTCACGCCGGGAAAATATCTTTCCCCCTCCGGCGTTCTCACCACGAAGCCGCACGACTCCGCTGGCGCACATCGCCGGGCGTGCGCCAGGATCGCTGATTCTGTCTCTGTCATGGGATTACTGCGAAAGTTTGTTAATGGAAAGGAAGCCGCCAAAGTTGCCGACGTTATTGCGAAACTTACAGCCACTCAGGCATTTGCTGCATTTATCCTTCGTGATATCGGACGTCGGCTGGTCATATTCATCCGCGACAGCCGGACCGCTATAACCGCACTCGTCACCGCGATAGGTCCAGGTGCAGGTGTTGGCCAGCATGATACGTCCCGGAAAAACAGCGCCATCCGTTTCCGTCGGCGTGGACAGTACAAAAGAGGCACTGACTGCGCTCAGTTCGCTGCACTGCTCGATGCGCCAGCGGCTGATCACCTCCTGCTCCGGATCGGCGTCTCTGTTTCCGTTGACGAAGTTCACCGCATCCAGAAAACGGGCGTAAACCTTACGCCGGACCACCGTTCCGCCGACCAGACTCTGCAGATCTTCCGCCATCCCGGTGACCATACCGTACAGGTTAGAAACCGTCAGCGTGGGGCGCGTACTGGTGCCTTTGCCATTCAGTTCAAAACCACTCCCCTGAATGGGATACGGCTGATACTGTCGCCCCTGCCAGGTGACCGGCTCACCTTTTTCGTTCTGCTCATTACAGAAAAAATAACGTTCTCCACCGACCTCTGTCAGGTCGATTTCCCAGAGCACCACGCTGGCCGACTGCTCCGCACGGGTGCATTCATTCAGTGTTTCCTGCCGGATATCCTGCATCAGTTCACCACCTGTTCAAACTCTGCGCTGAACTCAACACGCAGCATACTGACCCGCGACGACCATTTTGCGCAGGTCACCTTTATCTGCCGCCACTCATAAGGCGGCGTCCACAGAAAGGCTTTCCAGCCCCCGTGCTCAGCCAGAAACGACTCCAGCGCCGTGGCCTCCTCACGGGAGACAGACAGCGTCACGCTGTACGTTTTCAGGTCAGCGTTCAGCCCGGCAGGCGCTCGCTGAGAATAGCCATCACCAAAGCGCACCTTTCTTACGGAAGGGGCCGAAGCCACATCCATACCGGGTTTCGCTTTCCAGCGGAAGGTCTTCATCGTCCACCTCCGGAGAACAGACCACCATCGCGCATCTGTGCCTGAATTTCATCACGGGCCCCCTTACGGGCCATGTCATACACTGCCTTCATCATCTGTGGACCTGGCAGACCATTCGTACCGTCGTTCTGAATCACCACGTGATTGTTCTGATTAAAATTAATGCCTTCCGCCCGCCGCATCTGCGCCGGACTTCCGGCACCGCCCACATAACCACCTTCCGCATAGCCGCGCATCAGCCGGTAGAGATTTCCCACGCCAATCCGGCTGGTTGCCTCCTTCGTGAAGACAAATTCACCACGGTGAACAATCCCCGCTGGCTCATATTTGCCGCCAGTTCCCGTAAATCCCCCGGTCGCAAAATGGAATTTTGCCGCAGCAGCCTGAATGGCTGTACCGCCTGACACTGATGCGCCACCACCGGCAGCACCGCCAATGGCGCTGCCGATACTCCCGACAATTCCCACCATTGCCTGCTTAAGCAGAATTTCTGTCATCATGGACAGCACGGAACGGGTGAAGCTGCGCCAGTTCTGCTCACTGCCGGTCAGCATCGCCGCCATATTCTGTGCAATACCATCAAAGGTCTGCGTGGCAGCACTTTTAACCTGCGACATACTGTCCGTGGCGCTCTCTTTCCACTCACTCCAGCCTGACCTGAGGCCTGCCATCCAGCTCCCGCGAAGCTGGTCTTCAGCTGCCCAGGTCTTTTTCTGCTCTGACATGACGTTATTCAGCGCCAGAGGATTATCGCCATACTGTTCCTTCAGGCGCTGTTCCGTGGCTTCCCTCGCTGCCTGCCGGTCAGTCAGCCCCCGGTTTTTCGCATCAATGGCGGCCCGTTTTGCCCGTTGCTGCTGTGCGAATTTATCCGCCTGCTGTGCCAGCGCGTTCAGGTGTTCCTGATAGGTGACCTTGTCGCCAAGTGCAGCCAGCTGGCGTTTGTACTCCAGCGTCTCATCTTTATGCGCCAGCAGGGATTTCTCCTGTGCAGACAGCTGGCGACGTTGCGCCGCCTCCTCCAGTACCGCGAACTGACTCTCCGCCTTCCACAAATCCCGGCGCTGCTGGCTGATTTTTTCATTCGCTCCACTATGCTGCTCAAGCATTTTTAGTTCAGCTTGTAACGCAAGAAGAGCTGCATGTGCTCGATCTTCCTGACGCTCTCCCGCAGCGGACTGCTTCGGCTTTTTCAGCGTCGCTTCATAGTCCTTTTTCGCCGCCGCCATCAGCGTGTTGTAATCTGCCTGCAGGATTTTCCCGTCTTTCAGTGCCTTGTTCAGTTCTTCCTGACGAGCGGTATATTTCTCCAGCGGCGTCTGCAGGCGTTCGTAAGCCTTCTGCGCCTCTTCGGTATATTTCAGCCGTGATGCCTCAGACTCGGCCCAGTCCTTTGCTGCCATCTCTCTGGCCTTTTCAAGATCGGCCTGCAACGTGGCGGCTGAAAGCCCAAGTTGCGCATTCGCTCTGTCCTCCCATGCTCCCCGGAGATTGGCAAGAAATGCTGAGGTTTTACCGCGCCGGTGGCTCCGGCTCTGATACCACTGCCATTTTTTGTCCGCCTCATCAAAAGCCTTTTCTGCTTTCTCCAGCATTCCCTGGGCAGTGTCCGGGCGACCAATATCCAGCACCGCATCCCACATGGATTTGAATGCCCGTGCTGTCCTGTCTGCCCAGGTCTCCAGCGTGCCCATGTTCTCTTTCAGGCGGAGGGTCTGGTCATCAAACCCTTTCGTTGCGGCCTCGTTCGCCGCCTGCAATGCCCCGGCTTCATCTCCGGAACGCTGCAACTGAGCAACATACGCAATCTGCTCCGCCGTCACGTTATGGAACTGACGTGCCATCGCTGTCAGTCCCGACGTCGGGTCTGTGGTCAGCTTCCCGAAGGCTTCAGCGACCTTGTCCACCTCCACGCCGGATGCAGAGGAGAAACGCGCCACACTCTGGCTGATCGCCTCAAACTGCTCACCACCACGCACACCGGCATTCACCAGCGCCGTCAGTGACTCGCTGGTCTGGTTAAACGTCAGCCCTGCCGCCTGCCCGGCTCTGGACAGGACCAGCATACGATCTGCCGTCAGTCCCGCCTGATTGCCGGAAAGGACCAGCGTTTTGTTGAAATCGGACAGGGTTGAGTTGCCCTGATACCAGGCATACGCCAGCGCACCGGTCGCCACCGCCAGCGAGGTGGCCCCCACCATCGGCAGGGTGATCGCACCGGCAAGCCCCCTGAACATGGGGATCATCCCGCCGAAGGAGTCCTTCACCTGACCACCCTGTTGCAGCAGGATCAGCCACGGACTTTGCCCGCCTGCAAGCTGCGTGGCCACGTCAGTGAACTGTGCAGGCAGCATACGCATGGCGGCTTTATACTGTCCGACGGAAATGGCCATTGCGGCGGCACCGGGCACCGCCGTTCTGCTGATACGGCTGAGGTTTTCAACGGCCTGCTCAAGACCTTTTATGGCCATACATCCCCCTTTCAGCGGCGACGGTTAACGGCAGGCGGTACGCCCCGCCCAAGCCAGAGATGACAGCTTCCGCCATCATCCGGCGAAATCCGGTCTATCCAGAAGTTTTCCTCACCGATGGTCAGCGTGTCGCCGCGCCGCAGCTGCCGCACATCATCAGTCCGGACAAACAGGGACGGGCTGGAGCCTTCAACGCGCACGCCCTGTCCGGCATAGCTGATATTTTCAGGGTCATCAAAAACACCACGTATCACAGCACCGGACTGCTCACCGGATGTCATGGTGGCTGACGTTCCCATGTACCCGCGTATCGTTTCATCGGCGCAGGCAATGGCAGCATCGAACAGGTTATCGAAATCAGCCACAGCGCCTCCCGTTATTGCATTCTGGCCAGGCCACGTTCTGTCATTTCGGCTGCCACACCGGCAGAGACACGAAACGCCGTTCCCGGCAGCACAAATGCCACAGGTTCATCCCGCGTGGCGTGAAGTGCATCGGTATGCAGCGTCACCAGTGCCACAACCGTGACCAGAGCAGCCGTATCAGTCACGGTATCCGTCTGTGCTGATACCACCTCATTTTCATGTCCGGTCAGCGAATTTTCCGGGCTGACAGACGTGTCCTGACCGGCTGCGTCATCCGTGTCATCAAGCTCCTCTTCCAGCTCTGCCACACGGAGCGCCAGTTCTTCTTTCGTCCCCGTCAGGCTGACATCACGGTTCAGTTGCTCACCCAGCGACCGGAGACGGGCAATCAGTTCATCTTTCGTCATGGACTCCTCCACAGAGAGACAATGGCCCCGAAGGGCCATGATTACGCCAGTTGAACGGACACGAACTCATCAGGATCAGCCAGCAGCATCAGCGGTGCTGACTGAATCATGGTGAACTCTCGCGCCGGATCGCCGGATGTCTTCCAGTTTTTCGGATAACGGGGAGACGCATTAATACCCTCACTCAATGCATCCGCATCCTGAATACAGCCATAGGTGCGCAGACCGCGTGCATGAGTGTTCCCCAGCACCATCGTGTTGTCCGGCAGGAAGTTCTTTTTGACGCCGTTTTCCACGTACTGTCCGGAATACACGACGATGGCCACATCGCCATACATTCCCTTATAAGACACCGCTTTGCCCAGGTCTTTTACCGCTGTCTCCAGTTCGGAATGAGAGCCGCGACGGGTATCCAGCTTCTCCCTGACGGCTTTGAAGGAACGGAACAGCGCCCAGCCTTTCGGGTCAAACACGATGATATTCACCACGCCGCTGGCGTTCAGCGCGTAGGCTTCGATATCGTCGGTCGGGTCATACGTGGACTTGTCACGCTTGCTCCACTCCGTGCCGCCGGACTGCGTGATGTTGTTCGCCGCACTGCGGCCCATATCCACCTCGACCGGATCGAAGGCTTCACCGGTCATGGTGTATTTGCCCTTGAGCACGGCAGAAACGGCCTGCATCTCTTCGACCTGAGCAATGGCCTGCTCTTCGTCACGCATGTTCTGCATGATGATGCGACGGCGGCGGTAAGCCGGGTCCGCCAGATTCTGTGGATCTTCATCCGGCAGGCGACGCAGGGTCATCTGCGGATTCACCTCATGCTTCGGCTTGACATATCCCGGCGTAAATTCGGAGGTGGAGCCGCCACGGGAGCGGATAACCTCACCGGAAACAATCGGCGAAACGTACAGCGCCATATTTACCAATCCCGGAATTTGTGAGAGATAGACTTTCTCCGTGGTGAAGGGATAGCTTTCACGGAAAAAGAGACGCAGAAACAGCGGATCAAACTTAAATTTCTGCTCATTTGCCGCCAGCAGCTGGGCGGTTGTGTACATCGACATAAAAAAATCCCGTAAAAAAAGCCGCACACCAGCGATGCAATATCCTGCTGGTGGATGAACGACAGAATCTTCACCGACACCACCGATACCAGCACCGCACACAGCGCATCTGCCGATGTACCGTCATACCCTGTTTTTGATGCAATCCAGGCTGACAGCACACGCGCTCCCAGCACGCCGACAATAAACGACACCAGAAAATGCGCCACCACGCGCCAGACTGAAAGTGACTGCGGCATCGTTGCCACAAATAACGCCCCGGCGAACGCGCCAAACACAATCCCGAAATCCATCCCGGTAAACAGCCCGAATACCGTCGCGCCACCCAGCGCCGCAGCCGTGCCGGAACCGGATAAGGGTTCAGACATACTTCCTCCTGAAAATAAAAAAAGGGCCACCAGCGACCCGTAAAAAAACACCCCGTCAAAGGCACCCGCAGATGCCTTTTGTGTGATGTTATTCAGATTTTCGCAGTAAAGGCCGGAGCACGATCAGCGCCATCGCCACCAGCACACCATCTGCCAGCACTGACATCAGTCGTCCGGTGAAATCCACCATCACTACCAGAAACAACAGGATGACAGCCAGCACAAGGCGCGCACTTTTCACAGGTACTGCTCCAGCGGCAACTGCAGCGCCTGCGCAATTTTCTTCAGTTGCGCTTCTTCTTCCTGACCGATACCGTCCTGGTCAGCGATATCCAGACACAGACACAGCACATTCACAGTATCATCAGTATCTGCAACATCAGTCAGCTGACGAAGGGCTTCAGCATTAGCAGAACGCGGTGGCGCTTCATAACGGGCGCGGATATGAAAAAGGCCCGCCAAAGCGAGCCTGGAAAAATAAGCGTGGCGCGTTGTACTGGATTCGAACCAGTGACCGATTGCTTAGAAGGCAATTGCTCTGTCCGGCTGAGCTAACAACGCATAATGCAGATAATGGATTGCCATCGGGGACCCGAGCCCCACACAGCCAGTTTCGAAAGCTGGCACTCTCTGTCGATGAGCTAATGGCGGTATGTGATGGTGGCCCTTGCTGGATTTGAACCAGCGACCTGGCGATTATGAGTCGCTCGCTCTCACCACTGAGCTAAAGGGCCGGGAGCAGAATAATAATGGTGCGTAATTAATTCTGCAATCTCATCCGTTTCAAACGATTAAATCCTGAACTTCCCTGACTGTCTGTTCAAAACGTCCTGTCTCCAGCTCAACACCAATCGCACAACGCCCCAGTGCCATCGCCGCTTTTACCGTTGAACCTGAACCCATAAAAAAATCTGCAACCAGGTCTCCCGGACGACTGCTCGCGTTGATTATCTGCTGCAGCATTTCTGCCGGTTTTTCGCACGGATGTTTTCCTGGATAGTACTGCACCGGTTTATGCGTCCAGACATCGGTGTACGGAACCTGCGCCGTCACACCGAAATACCGCCGCAAATTTTTATATTCACTCAGCAGTTCCGTGTACTGCCGGTTCAGCTCACTGTATGTGCTGACCAGCTGGTGGTGTGGCTTTTCCAGTTCCCCGCGCTGATGTTTTTCTGCCGCAACACGCGCAAACAACGCCTGCAATTTGTTGTAATCACCCTCGTTCGGTAACTGCCACTGACTGGTACCAAACCAGTGCGAAGCCATGTTTTTCTTTCCGGTGGCTTCCGCTATCTGTTTTGACGTTATTCCCAGTGATTTACGCGCATCACGAAAGTAAGAAATCAGCGGGGCCATGACGTGCTGTTTTAGCTCGCGCCCCTGTGCCACATAGCCATCATCTTTCGGGCGATACGGTCCCTGATAATGTTCTGCAAACAGAATGCGCTCTGTTGCCGGAAAATACGCCCGCAGACTTTCCTTATTGCACCCGTTCCAGCGTCCGGACGGCTTCGCCCAGATAATGTGGTTCAGCACATTAAAGCGCTCACGCATCATGATTTCGGTGTCAGATGCCAGGCGATGACCACAGAACAGGTAAAGACTTCCGGTAGGCTTCAGTACCCGCCAGAACTGCGCCAGACACTGGTCCAGCCATTTCAGGTAATCATCGTCGCCCTCCCACTGGTTATCCCAGCCCTCGGGCTTCACTTTAAAGTATGGCGGGTCTGTGACTATCAGATCGACAGAATTTTCCGGTAAGGTCTGGATAAACTCCAGGCAATCAGCGTTGATTAACTCACAACTGGATATTTTTACAGTATTAATCATAGATCAATAAGCACTTCTCTGATAGGCTCATACCGCTTTTGCGCAAAGCAGATGGGCCTGAGGTTTGCTTGTGACCCCAACGCATGAGCAGATGGCTGGCAGGTGCCGCTAACACCCCCCAGCCGCCCATTACCACAAATTAAAAAGCCTTCACTGCGGAAGGCGTCTGTAACAACCGAACTGATAATCTGCCAGACCCGCCATAACAAGCTGAGTCAGTATTAACTGGCAGCGTTCGCGTGAAAGGTAAGTATTCTGCGCAATTTCCCCGACGGTCGCCGGTTCGGTGATGCTTAATTCATTAAACACCACTCTGGCGGTTTCGGTCATATCCTGCTGTTTTAGCATGCCTTTTTCCCTTTCCCAGTTAACGTGACATACCAATACCTCTTGTCGAAAAAGCCAGCAAGCTGAAAGACCGGCATTCGCAACCACCAGCGCATTTAACGTCCTGTACCGCTTTTCGGGCACAAAAAAACCCGCATAAAGCGGGTTCTTTCAGGTGTCCATGTCTGCTATTCGCCTCGCGGTATAGCTTTGCGAAGCGTAGCTGGATTGAAACAGTTTATGCGTAAAAAATCAAGACATTTTTTGAGCAAACGATTCTCGCATAGGGATGTATAGCGCATATTCAGCAACAGCTAACCAATTAGCAATTCGCTTTTCGCATGTACTAAAACACCATTCCGGGTGCACCTCATTCAACAATTCAGCCATTTTGCGTTTACTCATCCCCCGCCCTTCGTACCTTTGCCGCAGGATATCAATCAATCCAGGATAACGTGCAAGCGCTTTACTTATCACCCCATCAATGCGTAACGCCTCTGCATCAGTACAGTGAGACAACCAGCTCTTCTGTCTGCCAGCGATCATCTCTCGCAAGAATGCTTCCAGCTCTGGTTTATCAATCCCTGACTCCCTGATTCTACGCAGGGCTTCATTGATTGCGGTTTTTGTCAGTTTTTTGGATGCCAGCAACTGATTGAACATATTTCCTGGTTTGCCACCACCTATATACGACCAACGCCCCCACATCCGTAATTTCCCCTGGATCCAGACGGCTTCCAGCGTTTTTAGACGTAAATGCTCGCCGCTTTTGCCTGTAATTTCCGGGTATATCATATTTACGATCACTCACTCTCAATTTTGTAAATCTTCACGCCCAGCCGCCCCCCAGGAACGCGCTGACCGCGCACAATATTGATTTCATCAAACTGCTCGTCGTCTATGAGAAGTCCGGCATGCGTCAGCGCATCCAGTGGTGCTTTCAGGATATTGTCCAGGTCACGACGACGTTTATCCGGTGGCTCTGCAATAATCTTTATCGCCAGCCTTCCGGACAGGTTTAATTTCAGCCGCTGCTGGCGAACAATAAGCGCCACATCACGGCGATAACGCTCACCGGCTTTTGATACAAAATATGTGCTGCCACGACGTCGCCAGTAAGTGTTCACCGTTGGCGGGTAAGGCAAAACAAATTCTATGCGTTCAGTCATTCATGCTTTCCACTTCAGGACACCCGAATTTCTCGCGTGCATTAAAAAACGAATCAGCAACAACAGCTGGCTGCCGTGTTTTTCTTCAAAATCTTTTACCCCGGCGTGTAGTTCGCTATGGCATTTACGGCACAGCGGAATAACAAACAAATCATCAGCCTTTGTTCCCATCCCTCCCAGTCCATGACCAATGATGTGATGCGGATCATCTGCCTGATTACCACACGTCATGCATTTCTGCGTTTTTACCCAACGCGTGTATACAGGCATCTCTTCCCGTCGTGGTTTCTGGCGCTGGAGATACTGAGCCGGTGACTCCGGATCAACGGCAATGCTTACCACCGTCTTTTCCTGTGGCGGGTTTTGCTGGTGGGCGTGAGGCAGTAGCGCAATATTTTTTGTGCGCTGCTTCAGCATGCTGGTGGCGGTCTGCTCTCCCGGCACGATGTCGCTCTCGCGGTATACTGAGCGAATTTTTTCCGCGCGTAATCCCAGTGAACGACGTAACACCGTCTCCGGTAGTGCGTCCGCTACGTTATTTATGGTTGCCCACCAGGATAATTCAGCCAGCGATAATTCCCGCTCCTGCGTGCCATTCATTGCGTGGCGGATGACATCAATCATCCATGCTGACAGGTTTTGGTGAGCAAGCTGCCCGAGTGATTCGGAAGTCTGGTTACGCAGCTGGTTGTCGCAGTGCCAGCACAACACCATCGCGCCGGTACCGTAACGATGTATGACGGTTTCACTGTGATGGTAGTCACCATGAGGCCACTGGCAGGATTTAACGTGGCGTAACAGCCAGTCAGACAATGCACCAGCACCACCAGCAGCACGAATCACCCGCTCATCGCTGAAAAATGGCAGTAATGATTTATCCTCCGCCAGCGGCTGGCGAACAGCAGGAACGACTCCGGACGGCAGACCGCGCATGCTTTTCGGTTCCGGCTCCACCAGAACTCGAGGGTTATGAAATACCTGCATGGATTCACGGCCCGGTTTTAGCACCACCAGCCCAAGTTCCGGTACCGGAACAGGTCGAAGTAATACCCGCACGTTACCTCCAGATGCGTTGCTGGAATGTGCGGGACGGACGCGGTGGGCGTTCGGAATAAGGGAGCCTGACATAGATTATCCAGTGACGATAATCGAGGCTGAGGGCTTTCTTAATCTCGTATCCGCGTCTGCGGTAGTTATGAATTAGCCATTCGGCCTGTTCTTCAGTACATGGTGGGTGTTGGTACCAGTCGGTTTTAAATGCGTGTGAACGCCGCCCATGCCGGATGGCAAGGGCGGTATCAGAATTGTGAAATTTGGTTTTGTGCGCCATCGGTTGTCTCTGCTGGCGCAGCAGGTGCCAGTTGTTCAGGCTGGCGTGCGAATTGTAAACCAGAATGCCAGGAAAAAACAAAACCCGCCGAAGCGGGTTAAGTGCGGGTGCGTTGAGGATGCCTGACTCATCAGAGGTGGCGAGGGATTTCTCCCTCACCTGGTCTCTTACTCCTCAGGTTCGTAAGCTGTGAAGACAGCGACCTCCTTCTGGCCGGTTCGGATTCGTACCTCGCAGAGGTCTTTCCTCGTTACCAGTGCCGTCACTATGACGGTTAAACAGATGACGATCAGGGCGATTAACATCGCCTTTTGCTGCTTCATAGCCTGCTTCTCCTTGCCTTTCGGCACGTAAGAGGCTAACCTAGATTTGCCGTTCATAGATTGAGCCTCAGATTAATGTTAAACGTCTTGCAGGACGCGTAACGTTAACTGGGGCTTTTCTCTATCTGCCTTTTGGTGGCATGCCTGAGACAGATAACCTCAAGCACCCGCAGTAATTTTACATAAAGGTTATGGTTCCTTTCAATAACTCAACAATTTCCCATCTAAATACTACTCATATAGTCATATAGGCTGGCGATAATTTAAAGATAAGACTCTCTCTTTTTCTCCACCACATAATGCATTACCAACGCAAAAGTTACCATGGTAATTATATCTTAACGAAAAATACCCCGCGAACATATTCTACTCAACAAAAAATTTTGCGTACGCATTATTCTTTGTAGTATCTTAAGTATGTAATTATTTTTTACAGGAAATTTTTGCAATGGCTAGCAAGCGCTTTTTCTTCGATTTTTATCAATGTCACACTATAAGCACTGATACAAATGCAGGAGTTAATTCACCTGAAGCTGTTTTTTCAAAAATTTTTGAGTCATACAGCGAAGGCCGAGACAAAACTGTACGTAAAATAGGAAATAAACTAGTTGAAATGCGCTTCATGGAAAGAACCGACTATGGTTTCAGGGGAGTTATAGGAAAACACAGAACCAATAATCTCCCTCATGTTGCTGTAGCCGGAGGTGAAGAAAGAGAAATTAAACTTGAAATCAATGAAAACTTATTAGAAAAAGCTTATTTTCATTTTTATACCCAAGACTCAGTTTTAATAATTCAACGAAACAGACTCTGTTATGGCTGGTTGCTATTAAGTAAATATCTTTCCAACAGTTCACAAAATACAACTGTTAATCCCATCATTCAGACCAGTAGTTTAAAGTGGTTGATGCGTAATGAAGTTCGAATCAAAACTCTAGAAATCGGTATCGCTCGGCCAAAGAATGTGCAACTATATGAGGATGTTGAACATAACTTCAACAATGCATTGATAGCCACTCTAAATGGTACTAATTCTGCCAAAGTAAATCTTACATTACGTGGGGATAGTCGTTCTGAAGATCCTGAATCTCGCTATCTAGGTTCTCAACTAAAAAGAGCCTTTAAAGAAACACTAGAGACTTTTGAGGTTGAAAAACTTAAACTAGAAACCCAAGACATTGAGACCGGTGTACAGCATCCTATCGATCTTGTAGCAGACAAATTAGTCTACTACACAGATGTTGAACTTGGAGGTAGGTATCCATTAGTTGGCAGCATTTGGAGCGCCTTAACTCTTGCAAAAGATAGTAAAGATGATGAATTGAAGGCATACTTTGGAGTAGCCAATCAAAGAGTTGATTAATTTTGGAGCGATGGTATGAAAAAGGGGAAATTGATAACTTTGTACAGTTATGGTTATAATTTAGCCTCTGTTGTTTTTTGTATCATCGCATGGCCTCTTTCTGCAAAGCTAAATTTTGCACAAATTCAGCCAATCGCTTCGGCCGTTTCTACATTTTCTGGGATATTATTTGGCTTTGTTTTAGGTTCGCTTACCTTGATTGCTTCAGCTAGAGATAATACGCTAATTAGAAATATAGGAAAAACTGGTTATTTGAAAAAACTGACCGAAGAAATGCACTCCACTATGGGATGGTTACTATCAGTTTGTATTATTTTTATCATTTTATTATTTTTCCCTGATACACTAAAGTTTAAATTCCCACTAGTAAAAGATGCCGACGAGCACACATATGCCCAACTATTACTCCAAGTGGGAATTTTTTTCCTGCTTATTACATTTAAAAAATTTTATACTACCTGGTCGCGTCTAAAGGACATAACAAGGCTCATGTGATATATCTATAATTGCACATAAAAAGACAATCCTAACAATACTCCCATTGTAAGTTGTATATTCTTTCTTATTGTTCCATCTGAACATTTGTACCTTCGTGCTATTGTACGCAAAGATATACCTATAACAAAATGAGCGATAATTAACTCATAGTCATCTATTCTATATTGTTTAAGCTTCAACATGCAGGTATCAATCATACGACCTTCATCGTTGCCACACTGACGGCGTAATTTCTTACCATGAGGTACTACATCTTTATATTTATCAGCCACTTGCTGCCAGTTGATAGAACTATTTCCAGCTGCAGCCCAAGCCCCCCAACTGTCCAAAATATCATATATATTAGCATTGCTATCCACCTTTTTTTTATATTCTTTTTTGAGGCAACCAAGAAGCATCCTGGCCATCGTTATTATTTCTATACTTGTAACTGATTCATAAGCATCAGGAGAAATAATCCTCCCATCACTTAATGCCCTTTCACTAAGATTTGCTATTTCCAATAATCGTTCTTTAGTTATTTCCATTATTATCTCCACCGCCCTTTCGGGCGGCCTCCTGATGTTCTGAGGGTGCAGAAATCCCTCCGGTTAAGGATTAAATTTTATTTACAGTGCTGGATTTAATTATTCAGATTTGGATTATGCTTTCTCTTCACTCCGGTATACAAGAATTACAACGTCACCTCTGCTAATCACGCGAGCTGGCTCTCCTGGTTCTATACTGTCAATATCGAAGGTCTCAAAAAACGCATTCATTGCCTTCTGCCGCTGCGTCTGTTTACAGCGTTTATTCCATTCTTTCAGTAACATCAGTGACAGCCACCGCCATGAGCAGAACATGATGTAGCACCAACCAAGAAGCGCCAGCCCCGTATTGAGGGCCGTACCAATCGTCATTGTTGCGTCGATATTCACTGTACCTCCTCCTGGAAAATAACTGCATGCCCCAGTTTCTCCGCCAGCGCCAGTTCTGCCTTAGCACCTGCTGACCGCTGCCAGCCTTTCAGCATGTAAATCGCATCCACACAACGAATCATTGCCATGCAATATCCATGTAGTGCGGCTGTGTCAGCCCATCCGGAAGCACAGCCGGATTTAAAACGGTATGCCCTTCCCGTTTCAGTTCCTCTTCCGCATTGTGAAACGCCTCACGGTTGAAATTTTTATACCCGGTCATTGGACCGGCGATATAGACTCTCACTCTCACGCCATCACCTCCTGAAAATTACCCTGATAAAACGCCAGCACTCGCTGCATAACCTCACTCTTCCGGCACTCGCGACAGATTATGTTCTGACGCCTGTCGTAGCGACGTATTTCTCCGTCAGGTAATGACCAGATAAGGTCCGGATCAACCGCAGATGGTTTCTTCAGCTTTGCCCTTGAGAGCTTTTTACGGGCATTTTGCCAGTCCTTACGCGCCTGTTCAGACGGGAATAACCCGTAACCAGAGTTGTATACATCGCCACTGGCAACCAGCTCTCTGGCCAGAACGCTCATCAGATATCTTGTTGCCCCAGTTTTAGTTTCCAGTTGTCGTAACGTCTCGCGCCCACTCTGGCGTACGAGTTCAACAACCTGCCCTTTAATTTTTTCCCGCTCTTCTTGTGTAAAAACTTTTGCCACAAGTCCTCCTGAAAATTACCTCATGACCAGAAATCAACACTTACCCCCTGAAGCCCGGTGGAATTTCGGTATCCGGTTCAGAAATATGATTCACACAACGCTGGTTGTTCGTGCCGCTTACCGGGAGCAGCCAGGGGTTTTCAAAATTCCGGTCCGGTCCAAAAAACGTCGTCGCTCGCTGAACAAATTCCGTTCCCGTTTTCCCGGTAGCCGCAAGGTATCTTGCGTAACGCCTCACGCCATCCAGCATGGCCTCTGGTGACACCCCCTCGCGTAATCTGGCCTTCCAGGCACTGAAAGCGGATTTCTTCGGGTTTGCCCCAGCACGCAACGGGTATTCCCGCCAGACCTGTTCGAACACATCCGGATAATCCACTCGTCTCACAGGCTGCCCGGTGTTTTCCGTGACTACCCGATCGGCTTCCCGCTGAATGGCGGAATCGGCTTCAGGCTGCTGCAGTTGGTGTGATTGCTCCGGCCTTGCGGTCATCACCTGCTGCACAGCGCCCGAATCGGCTTTCAGCGCATACGCTGAATCGGCTTCCGGTGTCGTGCCTGCTGGCTGACCAAGATTGACGGTCTGAACATCCCCTGCCTGGTTCGTGGCGTTTTTTACGCCATGGACCATAGTGTTTTGATCTTCTTGATCTGTATCTTTATCTGTATCTTTATCTGTCGTGACTCGTCGTGACATGTGCGTGACATTTCGTGACGCGCCGTGACAATCGCCATTTTGTTCCCGCTTTCTTTCCCTCTCTCGCTGCGCCCTCTTGCGCTCTGCAGGAGATTTTGCGGTTTGCGAAATATTGCCGTTGTCCTCTTTAAGCACCTGGCGTTTTTCCCATCCAGTGATTAAATCACCATCAAGTACCCGCCCCTGCATCGTCTGCAAAATTGAATCAATTACCTCTTCTGTCACGTCGAGCGCACTTGCCAAATCTTCTGTCGTGACATCAATGTGACCTCGCGTGACATTTCGTGACGCGCTCACCAGGAGGTGGATATACACTGCCATCACTGTTGCAATTGACTGCCCTGACACCCTGGCAATTGTTCGCCACTTAGGGTCATTTGGCATGTCATGCCATAATCTGAGCCAGGCGTTAGCCATACTCACCTCTTCTGATACCGAATCTTTTTACTCACGAGTTGCCGGAAGTGATTCGATATGGCTATTATCACTCAATGCACTGCCACAGCATTTCCTGCCGGGCCACCACGGTTCATCTGATTGAAACCGGCGATTGCCACTGCGACAAAATCATCAGCGTCTCTCACCAGTCGCTCCCGCGTCTCCACCAGCTCCCGAAAATAAGCTGAACTGTGGCTGCGCATTCTGGCCACCAGCAAAGGTGGCATTGCCTTTTCGATCGCTGGTAACAACGCCTGAATTTTTTCAACTGCATCAGGGGTGTCTTTCTCTATCCAGCGGAAAATTTTCTGGGTATTGCGAGCCAGGGCTTCCGGATGGCTGTCGTCATACAGTTCTGGGAACGTCATACCCAACTCAAAATAAGCCTGGGTTATTCCAGCTGCTGGAACTTTTTCGCCATCAGGACGCGCCCAGGCATTCATCGCCATGCGGATGTGTTCATGCTTGATTTTCATGAATCCCCCCCTTGGTTAGAAGGCGGATTATGATCAGAACCGGGAATGACAACCGTCGGTATGTGTAACTCATATTTGAGCGCCCCGGCAGTGACTGCCTGAATTAGCAACGCCCATTTCCACGGAACCTCTTCCCCCCACATGCTGACTGTGGTTTTTGACGTTCCTAGAGCTGCGGCTGTTTTAACAACTCCGCCAAAATAGCCTAATACTTCTGATTTTTTCATGAGTCGCTCCATAAAACTGAACGCCAAAAGTTTAATAATCAAAACCAAAGAAAGTCAAGAAACAAAACCATCTGTGTTTTAAAATCAAAACATGAGCAAGCAAACAATATCTGAACGCATAACCCAACGTATGCATGCGCTAAACCTGAAAGGCAAAGACCTTGTCAATGCCACTGGCGCATCAAAAGGCTCCGTAAGTCAATGGATGAACGGTGGAGGAGCGCCGTCCTCGCGTTACATAAGTTCACTGGCAAAGATATTGAAAGTAAACGAAAATTGGCTTCTTAATGGAGGAGAGTTAAATACAGGTGATTCGCTTGATCTATCTTTACCGCCGATAAAAACGGTTCCGCTACTATCACTTCAGCAGGCAGCAAGCTGGAGTGATTATATGAAAAATTCCTCAATAACCTCTTGTGTGCAGCTTGTCGGAGAAATCCCGGCCAATACCTTTGCAGTTGTTCTAGAGAGTGACAGTATGTCAACATCTGGTGGGGGAGTTTCCATCCCAAATGGTTCAACAGTTTTTGTTGATCCCGATCGAACCGTACAACCAGGAAATATTGTCCTTGCCTTACCCAAAGGGACCACAACACCTGTCATTCGTAAACTGGAGATAGAAGGGCCGGATATTCTTTTAGTCCCCACGAATCCTCGCTACCCTTCAATTATGCTGGATGATCTATCTTGCATATTGGGCGTATGCTTTAAAATTCAACAAGATATTTAACCAACCTCATCTATTTGATTAACTGTATGCCATCGTGGTGATGGCTTAACAGCTGCCTGCTTAAAATGTTTTGATAAAAAAACATTGACCTGTAAAGTTCATTTTTCTAAACCTCATTCATTCCCTCACTCCACCCCACAGAATGCAGGGCAATACTTCGAGTTACCCGGCAGTGGTCAGGGGTTAAGTAGCCAGCCCGAGGCGTAAGAACATGACGGCAGGGTTCAACTTTAATAACTATGCAGCAGGTTTTTGTTCCGCTACCCCGGCGTTAAGGGGAAATGAGGTCAACATGGATACTATCGATCTTGGCAACAACGAATCTCTGGTGTGCGGCGTGTTTCCCAACCAGGACGGCACGTTCACCGCGATGACGTATACCAAAAGCAAAACGTTTAAAACCGAAGCTGGCGCGCATCGCTGGTTAGCAAGAAACTCTGACTGA